TTGTGGAGAATTGTTGGAATTGTGTGAATTGTGTGAATGTTTTTATTATAATACATAAATATTATTTTAATATAATATTGTAAGATAGACAATATTATTTGCTTTCATTTTATTTTAATATTTGTTATACTAAATTTAAAATAAGAGTATGAAAGAGGTTGAGTAAATGAGAAAAGAAAGATTGTTATTTTCATCTCAAAAATACGATTTTAAAAATAAAGATAAAAATATTGATGAAATGCTGAGATATATGTTAAGACGTTCGATACAAATGTTCAAATATAATGGTTTACCCGATAGCATACCTAAATATATACTTGAACTTTATTTACAGACAAACGGAAATGTTTGTTTCTATAAACACAATGAAAAACTTTATGTGTTTATAGGTGGTATGGGTGGAGAATTGAACGAGTATTATTTACCTACAATTTATACAATATCTAATCCATTTTTAAATCTTACTAAAAATTTGGTTATAGATAAAGATTGCGTTGTTGTTGCGAATGATTCTTGTTATCAAGGCATGTTGCCTCAATTTAAAAAATATGCTACTGGATTAGTTGAGAATGAACTATCAATGAATATTGCTTCTATCAACAGTAGAATGATTTCTCTAATTTCTGCTAGTGATGATAGAACCCTAAAAAGTGGTGAAGCATATATAAAACATATTTATGATGGTGATTTATCTGTTGTATCAGAGGATGCTTTTTTGAACGGAATAAAAGTTCAACCATATGCAAAAGCTACAAATGATACACTTTCAAAATTGATTGAATATAATCAGTATTTAAAAGCATCATGGTTCAATGATATAGGATTGAACGCAAATTATAATATGAAACGTGAAGCTATCAATTCAAACGAGTCACAGCTTAATGATGATATGCTTTTTCCTACTGTTGACGATATGTTTGAACGTAGGAAAGAGGGAATTGAAAAAGTGAATAAAATGTATGGTACTAATATCACAGTAGAATTAAACTCTTCATGGAGATACAATGTTGATGAAATTAATAATTCCGTTCAAACGGAAACTAAAACAGAGGTGATAGATAATGAAACTGAATGAAGTTTTTACCGATTACATCAATAACGGTATTTTCACTTTTCTAAATTCTTTAGACGTTCCTTGGAAAGACAAAAATATTTCTCAACAGTTAAATCTGCAATATCATGGTAATATATCTGGTAAAAAAGAGACATCTCCTTTAGTCGATTCTTTAATAGTTGAAAACAACTTAACTGATAACAGTAAAACAATGTTGGCTATGAGTATTTTTTCTATATATTCTAATAAATGGAGTAAACTTTATCGTATTCTTTCATTAGAATATGAACCAATAGAAAATTATAACATGACCGAAACAGAAAAAACCACATCAACAAATGAAAATACTGATACTATTACAACCAACACAACAAATTCTAATAACGTAACAGAAACTAACACAGGAACTAATACCGCTAATGATTCTGAAAATACCACAGGAAAAAATACTATAACTGATTCAAGAACTATTGCAGAAGATAACAGTGTAACGAACAATAATTCATTATATGGCTTCAACAGTGTATCTGGTGTAAATGCTGACAGTCAAAACGGCACAGAAACAAGAAACACAACAGATAACAACACTCATAATGATGATTTAAAAGGAACACGTACAAATGAACATTCTGAAAATATCAACACATCAAAAGTTACCGCACAGAAAAATGATATAAAAGATGTTAAAGACGGAACACACACGGAAAATGGTTCACAAGATAGAACTTTATCACGACACGGAAACATTGGTGTTACAACTTCTCAACAAATGATAAATTCTGAAATAGAGTTGTGGCAGTGGGATTTCTTTAGTGGAGTGTTTAAAGATATAGATAAAATTCTAACTATACAAACATATTGAAAGGAGTTTAAAACATGTCTATTAAAGGTGGTTACAAATTGATTGATTTAAAAGACAGCAAACTAACTGTTGGTGGTGAGGGGGTTACTGTAAAAGGTATTTATAACTCCATTAAAAATAGTTATAATAAACCGTTAATTTTAACTGGTATTAATATTGGCGGTGTTGAAAGAAATGATGTTTTTATTGATTTTGCATATAATTCTGGTAGTTATGTTGCAAATATTTCAGCAACAGAAAAAATTACAATCACAAATTCAGATTTAGTAACTGTAGCAACTATTAGTTAAGAAAGGAAGTAATAACATGAAAGTAAATCAGATTTATGAAATTATTAATGATGTGACAAAAGAGGTTCTCGGAGAAAAATCTATCACAGTTGCCGAGGATTTATCTAATATTGTTGATATTGGAAAAGAAATTCTAAATGGAACCGACATTGACAATTATGTAAAATCTCTTGTAGACCATATCGGACGAGTTATTTTTGTAAATAGGAAATACTCTGGTGGCGCACCGTCCGTTTTAATGGATGGATGGGAGTTTGGTTCTATCCTTGAAAAAATTACCGCTGATTTACCAGAAGCAACAGAGAATGAAAGTTGGGAACTTGAGAACGGAACTTCATATGACCCAAACATTTTTTATCAGCCTAAAGTTTCCGCAAAATTCTTTAACAATAAAGTTACGTTCGAGATTCCTATGTCATTCACAGAGAAACAGGTTAAAAGTTCTTTTTCTTCAAGAGAGCAATTAAACGGATTTGTTTCAATGCTTCACAATGCCATTAATCGCTCAATGACCATTAAAATCGATAGTTTAATTATGAGAACCATCAATAACTTTATCGGTGAAACATTACATGCTGAATATCCAGATAATGCATATACAACAAAAAGTACAGTAAAAGCTGTAAATCTTCTGTATTTATATAATGAAGAAAAAGGCACAAATTTAACCGTTGACAAATGCTTGACCGATACTGAATTTATTAAATATTCAGCTTATATTATGAAACTTTATGTATCACGTTTAGGAAAAGCAAGCACTCTGTTTAACATCGGAAAAAAAGACAGATTTACTTCTAAAGATATGTTGCACATTGTTTTACTTGATAATTTTGCAAGTGCATCTGATGTTTATTTACAGTCTGACACATTCCATAACGAATTAACAGAGTTTCCGAATCATGAAACAGTTCCGTTTTGGCAAGGTAGTGGAGAAAACTACAGTTTTACAGATGTTTCAACTATCGACATTAAAACAAGCGGAAACAACACAATTAAAGCTGCAGGAATTTTAGGCGTTATGTTTGACCGTGATTCTTTAGGCGTTACTAATTTAGACCGCCGTGTTACTTCTCAGTATAACGCTAAAGCTGAATTTTTCAACAACTGGTTCAAGTTTGATGCAGGTTATTTCAATGATATGAATGAAAACTTTGTTGTTTTCTTTGTAGCTTGATTCCGTTTAAACGGAAAATAGTGGATGTAAATACATCCACTATTTTAAAGGGGGAAACGATGAATATAATTTTATATGATAATAAAAGTCCAAAAAATAAAATTGGCAAGACTTTAGTTAATGCTAACAATATCACTGGTACTTTAAGAGGGGAAACAAGCACATCTAATATTCAAATGTTGCTAAATATAGTAGATTTAAACCCATATAATTATATGTATATCGCAGATTTTGATAAATATTATTTCATTACAAATATTATATCAGTGCGTACTGGTTTATGGTTAGTTAGTGCTTTAATTGATGTATTGGAAAGTTACAAAAATGAAATTTTACAATTAAATGTAATTTTATCTGATACTGAAAGTGTAGGTTCTAAACAATATAGAAACGGTTCATGTTGGGACGTACTTGTGAAAGATAAAACTGATATTATTTCATTTTCAGATGGTTTATTATCAACAGGGGAATTTATTTTGATAACAGCAGGGGGTTGATGTAATGGCTGATACTACATATTTAGATTTTATAGATGGTGTAAAGTCGTATTATGGTAGCGGTTCAGACCAATGGGCTGAAATAGCCAAATATGGATTAAAAGCTGATAATGCTTTGAACATTTTAAAACAAGTTCCAGATGTTGAAATAATAAAAAATGCAAATGGAACTGTTAGAGGTATTACTTATAAAGGGTTTACCAGTATGGGTGGATATTCTGGTGGAGATACTGATAAATTAAATCAGATATTAAATGGTATTAATTCAAACACTGCAGGTGGCACAGCTAACCCCAGTAAATCATTTAACATGAAAATTCCATCTAATACAAAAGTAAATGATGTTACTAAAGAATTGGAAATGACTTCGGAAATTGGTAAAAAAGTAAGTACTGGAAAAAAAGTTATCGGGGCTTTAGGTACAATTGGTCAAGCAGTTCTTGCTGTAGGAACTGCTTGCACTTTAGGTAAGACTATTGATAAAGCTTTATACAATCTAAATCCAGATTTCTGGAATGCACATGATATGGAAACGCTTAACCCCGATACATGGGCTAGTATTACAAATTCTGGAAGTTTAGGTGATAATATTTTTAATTTGTTAATGGGAGTCGACCCCGATACAAATGAAACTACTGCTTATGTAGACCAAAACGCCTTGGCTTATATGGCTTGGTATTTACAAAATAAAGGTATATTTGATACTACTACTGAAAATATTGTAACAGAAGATACAATAAGAGAAAATTTTCCTAACATTTTAAATATTACAGATAGTAAAATAACAGCTCTCAATTCTACCTATGGTTATGCAGTATTGAATAAAACTAGACCACAAGACGCTGACGGTATGGTTGTGGTAAATAGAAGCGAAAAACCTTTATTATTTGTTTTAGTTGAAGAGGGAACAAGTTATGTACTAGTTAGTTATTTAAGTAATGAAGCTGGTACATATTATGGTACAAAATTTCAGAAATTACCTGATTTTCCTAACTATAATATAAATACTTCTTCATTAATTACTAATAATTATACATATAATGGAAAAACTGTTTACTATGGTTCAAATGTACTCACACAAGATTTATCTAAATATAAAGGAGAGGGTAATTTACCTACTATAACATTTAAAAGAGGTGCTACAAATAGAGATTATGAAGGAATGGTTTGGCTGTTGATGTATATGGCGTCATCTATATCGCAAGGTATTGATGGAGTTGGTACACAAGATAATGCAAAAATTCCAGATTTAAGCAACGCTAATAGCATTGAAGATGTTTTGAACATTCTTAGAAACACATTACCTAACGTTTTTAATAATGCCATTACAAATAGTGTACCTCAACCAGATGGAAGTATAAAAGACTATACATATGTTCCAATTTCATTACCTAACACTAATAACAACAATGACCCACAACCCGAAACCGGCGGACAGACACAAACTAAACCACAAGTAAATCCAGAAACCTCACCAGACACACTTTTAGATTTAATTATTAAATTAATCGGAAATAAACTTAATACACCTAACCCCCCAGACACAGGAACTGGAAACACGCCACCAGTAGTTTTGCCTACTGGTTCTGCTAATGCGTTATATAAAATTTATAATCCGACACAAGCTGAAATAAATAGTTTTGGAGCGTGGTTATGGTCAAGCAATTTTGTAGACCAGTTACTAAAAGTATTTAACAATCCTATGGAAAGCATTATCGGATTGCATAAAGTTTACGCAAGTCCTATAATTGGTGGACGTTCAAATATAAAAGTGGGTTATCTTGATAGTGGTGTAAATTCAAATTTCGTTTCTAATCAGTATACTAAAATAGACTGTGGTACAGTTAATTTACAAGAGTATTTTGGAAATGTGTTTGATTATTCACCTTATACAAGTATTGAACTTTACCTACCATGTATCGGTTTTGTTCAATTAGATGTAGGAAATGTGATGCGTTCTAGCATTAATATAACATATACTGTTGATGTTTTGACAGGCGCTTGCATCGCAGAGGTAAATGTTAAACGTGACGGCTATGGCGGTGTGTTATATTCTTACAGTGGAAATTGTGCAAGTCAGTATCCTCTATCTAGCGGTTCATATATGGGAATTGTATCTAGTGTTATAGGCGTTGCAGGTTCAATTGTAGGAACTGTTGCTAGTGGTGGTTCATTAGCTCCATTAGCTTTAGGTGCTACAAGTGGTTTATTGAATGCTAAAACTCATGTTCAACATTCTGGTAGTTTATCGGGTAACAGTGGAGTTATGGGTGGTAAAATACCGTATTTAATAATTACAAGACCTCAAACAAATATGGCTGAAAATTATCAACACTTGCAAGGTATACCATCTAATACCTACACACAATTATCAGCTTGTCGTGGTTTTGTAAAAGTTAAAAACGTAAATGTTCAAAATATAATTGCCGAAAGTGAAGAACTTGAAGAAATTAAAACTCTGTTATTAGATGGAGTTATAATTTAAAAATTCCGTTTAAACGGAAGGAGGTGGAAATATGAATTTATCTGATATTGGAACATTAATTGGAAGCGTTGGATTTCCTATTGTAGCTTGTTGTGGTATGGGTTGGTATATCAATAATACCATGCAGAAATTTACAGATATAATGCAGAAAAACACAACAGCGCTTGAAAAATTATTGACTGTTTTAAGGAAGGATGAAACAAACGATGGCAAAGACGAGTAAAGAGTATTTAACTACTTGTAAAAAATATTTAGGTACTAGAGAGGGAACTGCTAAACATAGAAAAATAGTTGATATGTTCAATTCTTCTAAATTGAAAACATTTCCTATTTCTTATAGTGATGCTTGGTGTTCCGCTTACATATCAGCTATGGCAATAGAATCTGGTTGCACTGATATTATTCCTATTTCAGCAAATTGTGATGAAATGTACAAAAAAGGTGTTGTAATGGGAATTGCAATTCCTAAAGATAAATGGATTCCTAAAATGGGAGACATTGTATTTTATGATTGGAATTTGAACGGAGAGCTTGACCACGTAGGAGCTGTTGAAACAATGTCTAAAAATATTATTCATGTTTTAGAGGGTAATAAAAATGACAGTGTTGCTTACAGAGATATAAACTATAAAAACGCAACTATTACAAAAATTATCAGACCGCGTTATAAAACAGGTATCAAGAAAAAATCATATAAAAACTATTGTGATACTGCTATTAGAGTAATTAATGGTTATTATGGAAACGGAGACGAACGCAAAAATAAACTTGAAAAAGAAGGTTATTCTTACAAAAAAGTTCAATCAATTGTTGACATTTTATTGAAATAACAAAAGGGCTATTAATAGCCCTTTTAAATTACCAATTATCATAATAATGTGGTAAACAATCTGATTTATATTTGCATATGATACAAATATGTGGACATTGTTTTAGTACATATTTTATATATTGTTTTTTAAACCATTTCTTTATTATACTCATATCTATTTAACCTCTTTTCCACACCATAATAAATAATTTCTAACAATTTCACCAACATCATTATCTTGATAAAACACTTTGTCTTTTGCAAAATATAAAGCTATCTTTTTTTCTAGTTCTGTTGTTGGTTTATTTATTTTTCTTTTCCAATTTGGTAGTGGTTTATATTCAGTGCTATAAACTAAATCTTTTTCTTCATCTTTTATAGGAGATGTTTTTCTGTGTATGAAAGTAAAATTATTATTATCTTTCATAATTATTTCACATTGTAATATTTCCCCATCAAATATTATAAAATATGTGAATTTTATGTCTTTAGGTGCGTATTTAATCGGACAATGAGGATATATATTTACTTCCCATGCGCCACCAGTTATCATGTTTAGTTTAGGATTATCAAAAGCAAAATACGTGTCTGATTCTTTACCCTGTTTGTTAGGTTTACAATACTCTACTGCCACTTTTAAATCACTATCGCCATATGTATATATGTCTATGTCACCAACATTCATATCTTTTATATGACGCAATCCCATTTCATTGAAATATGGGCAATATTTATTTACTGTATTACCTAACATGAAAATTTTTACATTTTTTCTATGCCTTATTATTGTACTCAAAACGTTCATAAATAATACAAATTCGTCTGGTAAGTACATTGTTCTGGTTAAAAATTCATCAAATAAAATTGTTGTTATTTCTGGGTATGAGGTGCTCTTGTCGTGTTCCATCGAACCCAAAGCAAAACCATACGCAATAGGTTTTTCCAGTACTGTTCTTTCTTCTTTCTCATTATATTTACACAAGTACCATCTACCAGAATAATAATAAACATCTGTCCATTTGCCATCTGTTAATTTTTCAATTTCATGATTATTTACTAAAGATTGGTACATTGTTGCACCTCTTTTTCCTTTAAAATCCTCAGACCATCTACGTACAATAGCGGTCTGTTCACCAGTTTTACAGAATTTTTCTAGTCCGTATTTTAGTACACTGTACGTTTTACCGTTTGAACGTTCACCAAAAATTATATTGTATTGAGCATCTTTAGATAAAATTGTTTTTAGAGAATAAAATTTTTGTTTAAACATGTTATTTTCCTTTCTTTCCGTTTAAACGGAAATTATAAATATACATCTTGAACATTAGCTATATAATCTGAATATTCTTTTGACAATGAAAGCGAATAATCAGATGGAGATAAATGTACAGAAGTAATTTCTTTATAATATGATTTAATTCCTTTATAGTCCGTTAGATAACCTTCTTTACATTCATCAATATATGTATGGGTATTTTTTCCTGTGTATTCTGGTGGCACATATAAAGAATCGTTAAAGTTTTCAAATATTTTATCTCCATATTTATTTAATAAATACGGAACACATACTTTTTTATTTAGTCCAGAAACAGTTATATTTATTTTTCCATCTTTTTCTACCATATAACGTTTAGCTCCTAAAGTTTTAAATCTTGTATAAGTTCCCTCAAAATCCCATACCCCTAGAGGTTTTTCTTTTCCATTTATAGTTTTCGGTCTTATGTTTTCTTTATCTATACCATGAAACTCTAATGCCTTTTCCAACATACTTGTTATAGTTCTATTATATCTTTCAATATATTCTTTATGTAAATCCATGTTAGTTCCTTTTATAGAATCGGTATCAGAGTATATATAATCTTCTTTAAACTCGAATATACCAGTAAATAGATTACGTCTAGCATATGCAGTAACCCAGACACCCCATGGGAAAAACATAAATCTTGAATTATCTGAATTATATTTATTTATAGCTTCTTCAAAATCTGGAGTTTGTTTTCCCCAATCTTCTATATATGTTAGTTCATCGCGGACAATATCTGTTACAGTCATACCATACATAGCGTTTACCATTTCTTTAGATTTTAAATAGTTCACCTCTTCGCCCTCGACATCCTTTAATCTTGTTTTATCAACGTATAGCTTTAAAATTGATTTTACGAAATCTGTTGGTAAATAACCTTTTTTATAACGTATAAAATTAGCAACTCTAAAAGTTTTCCATTTATAACACTTTCTCAAAATGAAATAATCTTGCTCTGTTATTGTTGCGTATAAATGTTCACACTGTACTATTCTACCATTATTAATCACAGCTTTTTTTACTCCCCAACATCTTGATAATGATAAATAATTCTCATATAAGAATGTGCTTTCAAGATTCTCTATTTCAATATCAAATAAACAACAATAGCATTTAAGATTTTTCAAAAAATCATCTTTACTACTTATATTTACTTTTTCACCTTTAGACATGGGAAATTTTTCAGCTACCATAACTGTAGGATATGAACTTGTAAAATCTATTGAACCGACATTATTTACTATTTTTCCGACTTCAAAAACATTAGCGTGTGTGAAACCGCCTTGGAATGCTCTTTTTAGTTGCTTGTATTCTTCTACGGTTAAAGTTAGATTAGATATTAACTCTCTGTATTTTAAACGTTTAAAACTTTTTTTATGTGACTTTTTACCGTCATAAAAACAATTATTTCTTACATAATTTCTTACATATCCTGTTTTTGTTAATGGAATTTTAGCTATATTTCCATCATGCTCTATCTTTTCTTGAATGTATGCCATAACTACTTTAACGTCATTTATACAATATCCTAACTCTGTATCTGTTAAAGGTGTCTTTGAATGTCTCAAAAGTGAATAGTCTAAATCACCAACCTTTTTTTCTATTTTATATTTAATTAGATTTTTTCCTAAGTTTTCCAAATTATATCCAGATAAAATGTATGAACATCTAAATTCTATTCCAGAATTTGTTACTGCGTAAATAGGTTTTCTGTTATCAATGGAAAATACTTTTTCCCATTCAAAATGTTTACGCATAAATTGAAACTCATATGATAGATTATGTACATATAATATTAATCTATATGTATCGCATAATTCTAACATTTCTGCAATTTCATCAATAACATTAATAAATTCTTTCCACATTCTGCCTATTAGGCATAATCCATTTATGCCTAAAGTCCACTCATACATAATAGCAACCTTTTCTTTTCCGTTTAAACGGAAAAAAGATGTTGTTTCTATATCGAAAGAACATGGAATATTTATATATGTAATTTTACCTTTTTTTACCGTATCAATTTCATTTAAAGCGATTCTTAAAAAATCTTTATATTCTGAATAAACGTAATATTTATTCGATTGTAAAAAAGTCTGAAATTGTGTCATAATTTTCTAGTTCCATTTCTTGCTCATACATTTGTGACAAGTTATCATTTATTCTACTTAATATTTCATCCTCTGTCTGACCGTCTTTTAGTTCTTCACTAATTTCTTGAAGTGTCACATATTTCAAATTCTTTTCAGCAACAGATGGGTTTATGTCTTTTAATTTTTCGTATATGTTGAATATTGATTCTAAATTATCAGAACTTATGTTTATACCTTTTTCAGCTAGATTTTTTTGAACCTCTTTTTTGAATTTTTTATAACCTATAAGAGTTGATGTTTTAGACTGTAAAAAGTTTTTTGCCCTTATATATTCAGCTCTTAACTGATTTATATTTTTTCCTTTAGTTGAGAATTTACCACTTTTATTAGCATATCTTGATGCGGGTGTCGATATGCCTTTTTGTTGTAAACGTTTTAAACGTTTATTTGAAGTACTTGCTAAAGTCTGTACAATTTTCCTTAATTGTGGCTTTTTTAGTTTAGAAATTTCTACACTTGATAGGTTCAAAAGTTCACTTGTTGTCACAGTTCAAGCCCCCTTTTTAAGTACCACAATAATATAGTCATATTATAGTTTTTACCATTCTCAAACATTGAAATATTGGTTCTACTATACCCAAGTTCATCCGCTACTTGTTGTTGGGAATATCCTATTGAACGTCTAAAATTAGCACATTTTTTACCGATTGTTATTTCCATATTTACCGCCTTTCAAATATAGCCCCTCTATAGTAGAGGGGCTAATGATTTACTCGAAATCATCAAGAGTGTGGTCGATATAATCTTCATAAGATGTTACTTTAGAAACCCACATTATATTCTTTATACCTGTTTCACCTTTTTCATTCTCCCAGTTCTCTTTTACAAGATTAGCATTTTTCTTCTCAATATTTGCTACAATCGGAAGTTCTTTAGGAACTTCCACTCCAGTTCTAAATTTAATCTGTACCGGAATAATCTCACCAGTTTTCATGTTGGTGATTCTTGAAAGGTATGTTGTGAACGGTTTACCATCCTTATTTGTTCTCTGTTTTCCAAAAACTTCTAATCTCATTTTTTAATCTCCTTTACTTGTTTAAATTTTTAACAGTTTCTTTGATATATTTAATAACTTTATTTAAGTCACTAAATTCGTACTTTTCATCGTTTACAAAAATACAATCATTCCAAATTTCAATAGTTGCGTTACAATGTTTTTCTTTTTCTTCTGTATTTGGTTCTGTTTCTTCTGTCTCTGGTTCTGTTTCTTCTGTCTCTGGTTCTGTTTCTTCTGTCTCTGGTTCTGTTTCTTCTGTCTCTGGTTCTGTTTCTTCTGATTTTTTCTCTAAACTCTTAATTTCAGATACAAATTCTTTAATTTCTTTTACAGTCATCGAATATTTTAAATGACCAGTATGTAAATATACTTCAATCTTTTCTTTTCCTAATGGAAGTAATTTCTCTAACTGTGTCAAAGTAAAATCTTCATCTGTTTCTGAATTTGCGAAAATTGTTTTGTAAATAGGTAGACAACCATTCAACTCTAACTGTACATACTCTTTTCCAATTTTTACCATTGTATATGCAGTAGATTTTTTATAGTTGAATGTATTCATCAACCATTCCTGTGCTGACTTAAAACCATCATCTTTATAAGATTCTGACTTTGCAACCTCACCAGAAATACCAGCAACGCTAATCAAAGACTCGTTTACATTTTTCTGTAATCTTATGATTTCCTCTGTTGCTTTTTCTAATGACTGATTTTCAAATTTCTTTGTAGCTAATTCGTTCATAATATTTTCTCCTTTTCTCTTTCCGTTTAAACGGAAAATTTTTAGTTTTTTCTATTATCAATTGCTTCTGCTAAGTAAGCAATTAATATACCTACGCATAAACCTAAACCAAACATATTATTTACTTCCTTTCCTTATCTTCAATTATATTGTATCACACTAAAAACCATATGTCAAGCATTTTATCAAATTCTAAACATTCACACAATTCACACAATTCCAACAATTCTCCACAACTCTCCACACCAATCCACCACACCCATATCATCATATCATAATACAATCGTATCAATTTAAATCGACCCGGCAGAGGA